TTTTTCCAAATATGCTTCTATACCTATTCTTTTAGTACCGTCAGCATTATGAGGTATTGATCCAGTAACAGTCATTACTAGTATAGCTTCTCCATATCCAACGGTTGTGGTATTGATATTATTACCAGTTGAGTTATAACACTCAGTACCGTCAACTTTTAAATATTTCTTCCAGTTGTTAGAATTACACCTCATATTACCATTTTGTAAGTATATATCTAATTGAAAATTAGTTTTATTCGTAGTTATGTAGTCAGCTGGGATAGTTTCCGTAAATATACCATAAAAACTATAACCATTTTTTCCTACACTACCGTCTATTCTAGCCATAAATCAACCTCCTACGTAGACGGTACAAAAGCCCAACCTTGTAAGTCTCCAGTTGGTACTGGTACTACTTTAATTGGTACCATTTTGAACTCGTCCTCAGCTTCTAATTTTTTTACTAAAGTGGTATCTTTATTTAGGCTAAATACTTTGGTTATAGTTCCGTTGATTTTAGAATAACCAGCGAACTCTAAAGGAGACATTACCGTATAATCTCCCAAGTACACACTTGATTTAATTAACACACCGTCAAGGTTAATATTAACTTGAGTATTCATAACCTCGCCGTTAGCTTGTTGCCACTGTGTTTTATACTCTCCAATAGATAACATAGTATCAGTAAAAGTTGCGTTACTATCGGCTGAGCCGTAAAACTCAACATCATAATAATTATCCTTTGGTAATAGAGCTTTTATTTCATATTCTTCATAAAAAGCACTTTCTCCAGCTGATAACTCAATAATGTACTCTTCGTTTGAGTTATAAAGTTTAACATAACAAGTACCGGTTGTATCTTTTTTGATTTTTGTACTAAACGTGTAATAAAACTTATTGACATCACTTTCACTATGAGCTTTTACTTGGATCCTTTGTCTTACTATTTTATCTAGTAAAGTAAATGTATGACCGCTTAAGCTACCATTAGCTAAAGCCTCAGCACTACTTTGAATAGATAAAGTCCCGTCTCCCTCTACCTCCCAGTTGGTAGGTATATTATTATCGTCATAAGAAAACATAACTGAGTTTTTAATTAAATTACTACCACCGCTATTTTGTACGCTATGTATAATGTTATTTATATCTTGATAAACTTTAGTAAAGTTCTCATTTATAACACCGTCCTCCTCGTACATATCGGTAACAAGCTGGTTAATATTTTGTCCTTGTTTATCTACAATAATTTCAGTATTTTTAACGCGCTTAGCTATCGTAGTAGCGTATTGATATTGAGTTTGAGTTTTTGTTTCAGCTACAGTCTTTAATATTTCTTTAATACCACCGTCAATAGTAATATTAAAATTAAAAAGAGACGTATTAAATACATCTCCAGTATCATTTACAATATCAAAACTATCGCCTATCTCAAACCAACCTAAACCCTCAGTAGTTGTTTCAAACGGATAATAACTTATACCGTGTAGAGCGTTGTAAATTGGCGTCATAGCACTATCACGGTCTTTGTCTATAATTTCGTTGTTTTCTATTTTATACTCCGTAAGTCCGTTAAGTTCTACACTCTCCTCGTCTCTCATATAGACATTATCTTCTTGAGGAGTACGAGACAATACAATACTATTTATCTCTCCATATACTGGCTCTAGTTTTAACTTTTTCATATTATCGTAAGTTAATTGTTCTCCAGTATTATTAAGTGGTTTAAAATAAACTTTATCGTCATTACCTATAATACAAGTACTACCAGTAGCTTGAGCTATTTGTACTAAAATATCACGATATGTAATACCGTCGATATTTTCCCATAATTCTTGAGTTATTGGATAGTCGTTCATTTCGTTATATGGTCTATGTCGGTTATTTTCTTCAGCAAGAGAAATTATCATTTCCTCAAACTTAAAACTACCTCCATTTCCATAATTATAAGCCCATAAACCATAGTCAGTTAAATCGTTAGGAGTAGTAAATGTATGATTAAATACTTTAGTCTCGTTTATACCCCAATTATTTTTTATTTCCGTATTGTCAGTAAATATTAAATCTACCATTCCCGAGCCATTACTTTTACTTATAGAAATTAACCTTTTTTGTTCCCAAGTAGTAATTTCACTAGGTTTTTCTAATAATGTTACTTTTGCACTTACTGTATATTTTGTTGCTGGTTTAAGCATTTTTAAAAGATATTTATTACTCATAATTGGTTTAAACCATAAATTAGAATACGTGAAACTAGTATTTATTATGGAATTAACTATAACATTACTTGTAACATTTTTTAAGTTAAATAAATTAGTTCCAAAAATATTATTACCCAACTCAAGATTACACGCATTACATAATAACTTAGTATAATCTAATAAACTCATTGGATACTCTACCTCTAGTTTACTATACTCTCTCATAGAGCTTACCATTTTATCATAACCGACTACAGTAGTTATTCCAGTATCTTTAACTGTAGTTATTTCAGTAATTAAAAAAGAGCCATAATCTAGGTACTCAACGGCACCACTGGGTAGTTTTACACCAAACCCAGCTTGTACCCATTTCCCTAGTAAATTATGCTCTCCTATATATTTAGCCTCTAATTTACGCATAGCTGTCTTACACAAACCACTATCACAACTAACTTTAAAAGAGATTAGATCATCCGCGTCTCTTATCGCTGTACCCTCACTATTCAAGTAAGCTCTCAACTCTTTTACCGGTTGTGTCATAGCTGTTTTAAAATCATTACTTACCGCTATCACTTTAATACCTCCTTTTTGATACTGGTACTAAATTAACCTCAAACGGTTGATAAAGACCTCTTGATTTACTCAAAAGGTCTATATCGTAATCGCTAGCGTAATAATTAGTTTTTATAGTATCTTGTATTCTCACATCAAACCACTCAACCTCAAAATAATCAAGGTCTAGTAATTGAGTAAGTTGTGAGATTTCTTCTTGAGTGGTAACACCTATTTTCATTTTAATTTTAGGATATATACCAATAAGGGTAGCTCTTATATCTCCAGCCATATTACGGTCGGCGTCTTTCCATAGTTTAGACCTACCTATTGTATATTGCTGTACGTGAGGTATAACAGTACCATTGATTTTAACTAAATCTCCCTCATATATCATAGGCTAAACACCTCCCCGTTAGTTTCAAAGTCTTTATTTCTAATACCCTCGATAAACTTATCAAGGATAGTGTCCTCTCCAATTTTTACTACTAATTGGATAGGAGCGTCATTACCTCCTACTTTACCAGCTAGTTTATCAGCTAATTGGTCTATCCAACCGGTATTACGTTCTAGTGGCATTACAGCCTCTTTACCAGCTTCTCCTATCATAGCGTAAGTAGGACTATCAACAATACCACCTTGAGCTAGTTTAGGTATTTTCTTAATATTGAAGCCCCATTTTTTACCACCGATAACTGGTACCCAGTCCGGTACATCAAAACCGATTTTATTTATACCAGCTATAAAGCTATTAAGTACATCTATTATAGTATTTATAATACCTTTAACGGATCCAAATAAAGCGTCCCATATTCCGTCAAATATTGATTTAACACCGTCCCACGCTTTTTTCCAATTAAGAGTAAATACACCAGTAATAAAATTAACTACACCAGTAAGTACTTTTGTTATACCAGTAATTAAATCACTTATAACACCAACAATAGTACCAACAATACCAATAACGTGGTTACTTAAATAAGCCCACGCTGGAGATAAAAAGTCTAATAACCACGATACGATAGGATGTATAAACTTATTATAAATCTCTAAAGCACCATTGATTACACTACCTACTAAATCTCCTATGGCTTTAACCATTTTACTTAAGTGTTCGTCCCATAACCAAGATAAAGTCTCCAAAAATGGAGTAATTATTGGCTCAATAACGTTATCCCATATACTTTGGAATAAAGCTATTATATTAGTAGCAAACTGTCCTACATTATCTACTAAAGGTTTACCGTGTTCGTTCCACAATTCTACAAGTATACCGCTAAAATCAGCCCACGATTTAGTTATTAACTGTATATATGGATCAAAAGCGTCTTTCCATATAGAATTAAACACTCCAGTAACTCCGTCTATAATAGGTTGTCCCCAAGTTTCAATACCAGCTTGTATATCAGTCCAAAAAGTAGTCCATAATGTAGTCATATTACTAATAGCTGTACCTACGTTTAACTCGATATTAGACCAAGTTAACATCATATTCTCACTAAACATAGTACCTAGACTACACATAAAATCAAATATAAACTGAGCGTAGGTTGTTACAGCTCCAGCGTATGCTTGTACTGGTGCTGTGTTCCATATTGACTTAAGTACATTTCCAACAGTCGAAAAAGATTTTTTCATATTTTCAACTATCTTATCAACTTTACTATTGATTTGGTCTAAACCAGCGTCATACTCGCTTAAATCAAAACCTATATCTCCACTAACGGCACCTCCACCACTGGTAGATCCACTATCACTAGAGCTATCTTGTAAAACGTTCATTTCGTCGAAACCAGCTAAAGTACCTTTTAACTTTTTAGCCGATTTATTAGCGTCGTCTAAACCACTACCAACACTACTAATATTACTACTAATATTAGCTGTCTCGTCGCTAGCACTTGTAGATTTTAAACCTAGTAGTTTTGATAAACTGTTTAAAGCATAAGTTATTACTTTAGTAAAAGCTGTGATATATGGTATTACAGCTTGTAAAATAGGCATAAAAAAACTACCAAAAGTTATACCTAATTGTTGTACTTGGCTCTTTAATTGTCTTAACTGATTACTAGGACTATCTAAAGTTCTAGCTAGGTCGCCTTGAGCGTTACCAGTTTGTTGTAAAATAGCACAATAACGAGCTAGTACTTTTTGTTGCTGTGTTAACTCAGTACCAGTTTCAGCGATACCTTGTTGATAAGCAACTTGTTTTATTGTATTTTCGTCTACTAGGATACCAAGTCGTTTTAACGGCTCAGTTTCCCCAGTAAGACCAGCATTTATTTTACTAAATGCTTCGTCAGTACTTAAATTATAAAATGACGCCATATCGTTAGCTAAAAGTGTTACACCTTTAGACATTTTTAAGGCGTTATCCTCAGCTAGACCCATTGAGGTAGTCATATTATAAATAGTACCAACATTTTTACGCATTTCGGTAGCACTAAGCCCTAAGGCATTACCTACCTCCTCGCTCCAGTCTCTAACGCTATCAGCCATATTACCTAGTGATACCTCAAATAAGTTATCACTTTCAATAGCGTCCATACCGAGTTGGATACTGTCTTTGATTACTTTACCGATACCTAAAGCTACAATACCAGTTTTTAGCTTTTTAAAAGCCGACGTTACACCTTTTTGGGTTTTATCCGCCGACTTTTTTAAACTTGCCACAGTATTATTAGTTTTAGCTATCTCTTTTTGTAAGGCTGTTGTATTAGCCGTTATCAAGACTTGTAACTCGTCAACTGTCATTTAATAACACCTCCCATTTTTATAGTATTACGGCGAGCTTGTGTTTCCATTTCCTCGTCCGTCATAGGCTTTAATTCGGTGCTTTTTTCAGTAAACGGCTTACTTGGGTAGTGTTTAGGATCATTAACAGCATAAGCTACATACTTTCCAAGTACATAGTTAAGCATATCTACCTCTTTAAGTCTTTGTGTTTCCTTTTCGTTAAATACTTTGATATGTTTTTCCCATTGTTTTGGGTTTAAACTCCAAAAATAATGGAGGTCTAACCCTACTCTAATAGCGTCCTCCTCCATATCTCGCCACATATCGCCAAAGTATTTATATTTTTTTATAGGTTGTTCTCTATTTCCTCGTTGACTTGATTTTGACGTTTCATTTTCAACGCTCTTATCTTCTCCAAGTTCACATCCCTCGATAAAAAACCCCCGTTAATTAAAGCCTCCATAATATCCATAACTAACTCGTCTTTATCGTTTGCTTCTAAGTAACTATCTATCGTAGAAATAGCAACCGTACGGCTTACACCGTGATTACCGTTATCGTCGATAAGTCCTTTTTGAATAAATAAAGCTAAATTACCAACAGTAGTATCACTAATACAATTTTCTATTGGTAATTTTTTAGTTTGTTCTATTTCGTCTACTTTCGTAGCATTATATTTTAAGTTCAATTTCATTTTCATATCCTCCTATTAACTTACTAAACAAAAAAGAGGGAGACCAGTTATCAACCGACCTCCCATATAATTAAGCCGATTTAGTATACACTGGTTTACCGCTAATACGTAATGTAGCTGTAAAAGTTGCTAAACCGTCAGTAGTTTTTTCTCCGTCCTTAAAAGACTTAACAAAGGCATTGAATACCCATTTAGCACCACTAGGGTAAGCTACAGTCCATTCTTCTACGCTTTGACTTTCAGCTAATGCTAGCATTTTTTCAACGTTGCTTTCGTCTTTAATGTTACCAGCTAAACTAACCTCTCCAGCGTCTTTAGATCCAGCTATAAACTCTTTATAGTTGTTTGGACTATCTAAATCAGTAGTATCAATTTCTTCACTTTCAACACCTATTTCGCCAATAGATGTTAAGTTAGCAATTCTTAAGTCCTCTAGTTCGTCGCCACTCTTAGTTTTATTAAGAGTAGTACCCATAGTACGAGTAGCTTGTTTGATTTCAGCCATATTTTTACCTCCTTTAGTTAAACTATCTTGGTAAACCTATTTAAAATATGATATAGGTTTCCGTTATTAGGTACGTCGTTTGAGTACGACATTTTGTATAGATTTAGTCTCATTATTTCTTCAACTTGAGATAATACTTTACTAGCTGTAACACTATCCTCAGCCCATACATCTACAACAACCTCTAAATCTTGACTTAATATTTCATTATCAAGATCAACATTTATAACGTTATTACCAACGCTAAATATAATAGCTGGTAAGTCGTTAAATGTAGCTGGTTGAGTTTGTGATACATAATAATTTAATTGTTTCAAACTGTTATAAATATCGCTTTTAGGTAAGTACATAACTATTGACCTCCTTTACAACTATCTTTAAGTTTTTCTTTAACACCAGTTTTAAATAATTGCTTGATATATTTTTCGTTTTGTTTAAGAGCTGGATACATATAAGGTTGAGCGATTTGTCCTTTGGTATAAAAAAAAGTTTCTCCACCGTCCGGAGTGTATACCCACCCACTATCACGGTAAGACAAACTTACATTTTCTATTTTATAAGGATAACTACCATTACCTTTGATACCAGTACCAAACTCAACGTATGGTGCGTACTCTAAATTAGTGTAAACACGCCCCTCCATATTTCCCGCTTTATTATTAACCTCCATACGAATACTACCAGCAAGATTACCAGTATCTCCAACTGGAGCTAAAGCTTTGGCTTGAGCGTGTACTAATTTAGTAGCCTCTACCATTTTGTCCCGTAAGTCCATATCAGCAATTCTTTTAAGACGCTGGGTTAAACGGTCAACATTTTTTACTGTTACTGTCGCCATTTAGTAGCAACTATAAGTAAATGACTATCACTAGGTAAAATATCAGTAACATTGTATATAACATCTTGGTACTTAATCATATCGTTGATTTTAAGTAAGTTATAGTCAGTTGTTATTGATACGTCTATGTTATAGTCAAGTCCGTACTCCTCTTGTATTTGTTTACAATTTGAAAAATTAACATTACCTTTAAAAGTTTCTAAAACATCATAACCTTTACTATTTACTCCACCCTCAGCGTCAATACTAGTATTTTTAACTAACACCGATACCTCTTTGTCGTAAAAAGTCTTAGCTATTTGTTTTTTCATTTGATTTGGGATATACAACTTTTACCCTCCTATATCTACTAAGTACACCAGTAAAACTAGTAAACAATTCTTCGTCGCTTACTGTTGTAAAATACTTGGTTACCTCGTTGGCGTATGATATAGACTGTCCGTTATCGCTAATACTTGTAACAACTCGGTCAACAGCTGTATTGTCCTCGTTATTTATAGCGATTTCTTTTAAGCATTTCTTCAACCCAGTATTAACTATATTAGCTAAAATACGCTCTACTTTAGTAGGTATAGTCTCGCTATTTAAGTAAAGGCAAACTCTATCTATAACCTCTTCAATACAAAAATCTATTAAACCAGTATTATCCGTTTCAATATCTTTTAAGTTTTTATTGAGGATCCCTAGATATGTTTTTATCCTATCTTTTACTGTTGTTTCGTCCATATTAACACCTCCTTAGTAGTAGACTGTAATAACTATTCAGTTTCTTTAGCACTAATTAGCTCTAAAAGTTCGGCTTTAGTAACTTTTTTAGTATATTCGATACCTAGTTCGTCAGCTTTAGCTTTTAAATCGTTTAAAGTAGGCTCTTTATCAGCCTTTTTATCTTCAACTAATTCGTATACATCAGTATACTTTTCATATTGAGCGATTAGTTTTTCGTTTGTAACGTGTTCTAATACTCCTACTAATTTGTTTCTAAATGTTTTCATTATTTCCACCTTAACCTTTTCTAATATTTATTATTTTTATTATTTTGACTTAATTACACTGTTTCAGCGTATTTGATTAAGTCTGGCATAACAGCCTTAGTACCTTTTGAGAAGAATAATTCAAGTGCAATATCATTTGATAGAGGTATTTTTTCAGCGTCGTATTCGTCAGTAGTAACTAATTGTCCTACAGCTCCGTCGATCATACAAATAATAGGTTTTGTTTGTCTATGATTTGAGAAAATACGTACTCTATGGAATAATTCCTCAGTTAAACCATTTAAGCTATTTGGTACACTATCAATATAATTTTCGATAGCTGAGTAGATAGCTGGAGTTACAGTAACTACTAGCATATCACGGTCAACACCGTCAACCCAGTCATTTTTAGTAGTTTCAACTGATAAAATTAACTCTTCAACTTTTTCTTGGATAGTTTCTTTAGTTAATTCAACAGCTGTACCCTCTTTTTCAGCACAAGCGAAGAACTCACTATCTAAGTAAGCTATCATACGTTTGATATGGTTAGCTTTTCTCTTTTCAGCCATACCACTTAAACCGTGTAATTTAACATCTTTTCTAGCTAATTCTTCTACGATTTCTTTATCAGTATCAACTGAGATAGTTACTTTACCGCTATTCTTTAAAGCGTCTCCTTTTCCACCTTTTCTAGCTGTACCTAAATCATTAACTACAGCATTTTTAAATCTATCGATTTCTACTGTACCAGTAGTAGCGTCTCCACTATAGTTTTTATTTTTGATTTGTTCGCTTATTGCACCTTTTTGTACCGCTTCAATTACTTCTCCGTAAGTTTCAGCTAATTTGTCTTTAGTTTCGTCATTTATATAAATATTTAACGCGTCTTGTCTTGCCATATATACATCACTCCTTTATCTAATTTTTTGGCATTAAAAAGCCGACACAACTTTTTTAGTCTTGTCGGTATCATTGTTAGAATTAGAAAAGTCCGTTGGTGGAGTTCCTTTTAACTTATCAGTTACTCCAGTCTCTACTGACTTATTATAAGTTTTAGCTAGTTTTTCAATATTTTCTTTAGTCTTTGTTTCGTCTAAATCTACAACAAAGTCCACTAAGTCAATAGGGATATTTTTAGCTTTAAGCATTTCTTGAGCTGTTAAGCGTCTCTCACGTAAAGTAATATTATCCTCACGTGCTTTAAGCTCAGCCTCTCTTTTGCTTTTAGCCTCCTTTTCTCTTTCCTCCTCAGTTAATTTAGCTTGGCGTCTTTCCTCAGCGATCGCATTAGCCACAGCTATTTTGATAGCTTCTTCGGTCTTAGCTTTTTCTTCGCCTCTTATTTTTCCAGCTAATTTATCCATATC